AAACGTATCACCATAAACACGCTTTAACCTAATCGACTGTTCTTCAAGCTTCATAAATTCTCTAGCAGCAGCAGCACCAGCAATTCCAAGCGGAATAGAGAAACCGACCATAAGCTGGCGACCAGCCCACTGAGTATTTTTACCAAAGTTTAGAAGATTTGTAGAGCCTTGCTTTACCATTTGGTTTAGGATCTGCATTTTTTGTGAAGCAATAGCAGTCTTTGTTCCAAGATCATTCATATCAAGAACTTGTGGTCTAATGGCAATGGCCTTCATTGCGCCAGATGCGTCACGACCAACTTGAATGTATTGAGTTTGAAGCGTCTTTACTCTTTCACGAGCAACTTTTTCAATTGTATTAAATTCTTTAGTAAATATAGTGCTAAAGGTTTTAAATGATCCAGCGGAATATCTAAAATACTCTCGCATTGAAAGCTTGTTTTTTTCAAGACTTGAGGTAAAGGATTCGGTTGTTGAAGAAACCCTTTTCATTGAAGCAGTAAACTGCCCTGTGGCATTAACAGAGTTCATTAACCCCTGTTGAAGTTGTGCAGATGTTGCAGCAGCAGCTGCACCACCCTTTGCCATTGAGGTATGGAAGGCTGATAGTTCCGACTGGAGTCTCCTGATAGATGCAAGAGCACTCGAAGTGTCAATATTTACATTAATATTGGATTCAACATCAGCCATCCAGTAGCACCTCTAATCTTAACCTATAAGGTTTGTATCTGACAGCTTAACGCCAGAAGCCTCTTCCACAATCTTATAGACTGTAGGTAAGTCAAGGTTATCCTCCAAAGCTTTTAGGTCATCTGCAATTTCAGGCTTGTACTGCTTCATAGCGATTTGTACGCATTCCATAAGAATACTCATTGATTTGTCGTTATCATCAGCCACCTCGGCAATCGCCTGGAACTTCTTCATAAATGGACGAAGTAGCGAAATCTTTAGGGGTCGCACACTAATTGTTTGTCCGTCGATAAGCGTAATAGTCTTATCTTCATTTACAGTTGTAGACATTAATCCTCCTTGTTTGTCTTAATCAATTGTATCATATACTAATCCCATTTTTCATAGGACAATCCTTGACCAATTCCAAATCCTGCCATATTTGCAGCCACTCCTTGCAAAGCAAGAATATCCTTTGGATCACTAGTTGCTCCACCACTAAACACTTTTGTTTTTAGTTTTTGCCATGCATCTGGCTCACCAGCTTGTTCATCAAGATTTACTCCCTGGATTGCAGCAAGAAACTTTTTTTCTTGATAATCTAATTCTCTTTTTGAACTTAAAGTAATTGTTATTTCTGGCAAAGATAAAGAACTTTCTAAGTCATTATAATCTTTCCAATTACCAAGCAAAAACAACTCTCCTTCAATTTTTGCCAAATCAAACTCTGACCAGCTTGAACCTTTTTCTGCTTGTTCTTTTACAGGTTCTTCAGAGTCTACGTTAAGCCTAATGTTTGCTGCAAACTCAATAACTTTATAGATCATAGACATGTCGCAAACATCTTCTACTAATTCTTTAGTTGATATTTCTGGTCTAAACTGTTTCATACATATTGCTACACATGCTGAAAGTCTTTCAATTGCCTCTTCATCGTCCCTTGCCATTTTTACGTTTTCAAACTCAAGCATAAACTCTCTTAAAAATTTAATTTTAAGAGGAGATATTGTTAAAGTATGCCCATCAAGAAGTTCTACTTCGCAAGTTTCATATATTTTTGTAGCCATTGTTTAAGTATAGCAAAAAGAAAGGCCCAGGTTTCCCTGGGCCAATCTAACATGTTTAATTATGAACGTGGTGTTGAATCTGCAGTGTATGTGCGGTCAACAATCTTACCGTATACTCCTGCGTCATTTGGTAGAAGACGGAATGATACTTCGAACATTGTTGCCTCTTCACGCTTTGCTGCAACTGTAACGCTTTCAATTGAAAGAGCACGGTATGCAACGTAGATACGCTCAATCTGCTCTGTTGGAGCACAGTTACCTGTACCTGGACCAACAGCAACAAGACCTCGCTCGATTGGACATTCACCGAGTTCTCCTGCCTTTAGGACAAGAGTCTTCTCGGATCCAATTCCATTTGTAGTCATAGTTCCAAGATCAGCCTCAGCTGCTGCAGTTGCAAGAAGAAGGTTCTCTAGAGTTGCTTCTGCAAAAGAAGTTCTCATGTTTACTCTCATGCCCTGCTTGTAAAGCTTTGCTGTATCAAGAATCTGATCTACAGTAACCTCACCAAAGTCAGGCTCGAACATTAGCTCAAGACCGTTTGATGTGTAACCTACGTTACGGAAACCCTCTGTTCCAACGTTGTTATTTTCTGCTGTTGCACCAATTGACAAAGCTGAAACATAAGAGTTAGCTGCGATTGCTGTAGGTAGTGCTGCATCTGTTAGGATTCCCTCTTCAAATGTAAAGAGAGAAGCTGCACCAACAATAATGTTGTTGCTTGTTCCTTTTGAATATGCCATATTTTTTCACCTCATTTTTCTGTAAAATTTGGGGCGTTTCCTCATTTAAAGTTTATCATTCATTTATGAATAATCTTTTGTGTGATAACAATAGTCAATAATTATTTTATTTCCAGCATAAGTTCTAGCTGTTCCAAAATCAATAATATCTCTTGTTTCTTGCAGCTGAAAAACTTTTAGGTAGTGAAAGTATACTGGCTTAAACTCTCTTTGCAAAGACCCAGAACCAAAAGGCACTACGCCATTAACAACCTTCTTTTGTAGCCATTCGTTTATTTCTTGTCCTGACTCATCTCCACGGTCTAGAAGATCTGCAACAATTTGGGTAGTTTCAATAAGTGCTTCTGGATCACTATTAGTCTTATAGAAGTAATAGATAACTTGTTCTCTTTTAATGTGTGGAAATGGCCCTGGACGCATTTTAAGCATTCTGTCATATACCGCAAAAACATCGCTTGATGCTTCTGGAAATCCCTCTGTCAACGCACTGATGTCTGTTGGCAGTGTGGGAAAAAATCTCATTGCTCCAGAAAATCTTTCTGGTATTCTATCTGTAACCTTTTCTGCTAAGTATTCATTAATAAATACTGGTGGATATGAAATAGCCATTATTTAATTCCTCCTGAAATCCACTTAATTCCCATTCTTGTTCCAAGTGTTCTTCCTCCAGATTTTGCTGAACGAAATCCATCATTAAACTCTGAAGCAACTTCAAAATGTTTTCTTAGTCCAGTTACATCGAGCAATGCTTGTGAAATATACTGTGTAAAAAATTGTGTAAAAGCATTTTTTAATCCACCTTCAGCATTTGCCCCTCCTGGATTTTCTACAGTTACAGGTCTTTTTGTAAACACTGTTTTTCCATCAACATCAAAAGCTAATGCCTGAGCCTTAACTGGAGTAATTGTTACTGGAACACCATACTCCATAATTCTTGCTTTATCATAAAATGGTGTGGTTGATCCATTTTTAACAGAGCTAGACTGACTTAGTGTAAAGCCAAAAGTCAATCCTCTACCAGTTGATGTATATACAATATCGAACAGTCTTGCATCTGAGCTTCCATTTTGATACCACTCATAAACATGACTAAGAGATTCTGGATCTACTCTTGCACTTGAGTCAATAAACTCTTCAAGAATTTTTTTAACGCTTACACCAACAAGTTTCATTAATTGTGGCTTTCCTGCCCTTGTTCCATCTAAAAAACCAAGCATATATTCTGTAACACTCTTCATGTCTTTTGTAAATTGAGCATCATCAAAAGATGGGGTAATTGTTGTCATACATCTACCCCCTGGTTTTCAGATCTTCTAATTAAAACCTTGTAGTATTCTACTTTTCCAAAAGCACCGACTATTGGATCATTTGTTGCAATCTCAAAAATAGTTGATTTTCCTGATCTTGGGCCACTTGTTTCAATATAAATTGGATTACCTCTATTGTCACGGATATTTGTAATAATGATATTAGTTATAGAATTTGCTGCAGCTAAGCTAGAAATACGAATATCGTTTTTTGTCCTGCCAATAAGAATATTGTCTAATGTTATATGAACATTGGGCTTCACTTCTTCCTTAGTCTTTGAGCTGAGTGATGCAAATGAACAAGCTATTGTAGCGTCAAGCATCCACTGTTTGGCTACGTTTCCGTAAGGTCCCTGCTCTACTATTGGATAATAGATATCTGCAAGTAGTGGATAAAATACATTAGTGGTTTCACAAACAATTTGCATTATAGTATTCCTGGTTTAACTAGATTACCCTTATAGTTGCTAAGGATTTTATCTACTATAATATTACCAGTACCCTCCAAAAATTGTGGGGCAAACTTAACATCAAACTGATCTGTACTATACTGTGTAATAAAGCGTTTCCAGTAATCATTGTTTCCACATTTAATGTCTTCAATCAGATATTTAATTGCAAGCTCAACATCTGGTGGAACTGCTTTGTATCCAGCATCAACAATAAGGGTGTAATCGTATCCTTTTGGAAATGCCACTCCATGTCCACTTCTTCCATATAGTCCAAGATCTCCCATTCCAATTGGAAGACGTGTTGGATTGTATTCAAGCCTGTTAAACTCTGATGCTGGGTTTGTTAGCTCAGTAGTTGGATATCTGTAAACACTTGAATTGTCTAGTGTTACTGCGTATTGATGTTCCCAATCTGTTTTGGTGTCATAATCAAAAACAAGAATATTGTTTTCATAAACTTTTAATACACGATTTGTGTCGTGCCACAATGGGAAGTAGTCTGTTCCTTGACCAACTTGCTGAATAATAAGTTTGTGGTTATAAAAACCTCCAGCAACACCCAGATAGGCATCGATAATGCTTCTTGCTATAATCTCTAGCTCTTTGTATTCTGCAACTTCTGATGCAGTTGTTCCTAAAACATTTGGATCTACATATGGCCTATAAACTGTTAGATTTGAATCTATTACAATTTCACCATCTATATCTTCTTCATATACACGAAAAACAAAGTCTCTGTCAAACTGAGCCTTTGATCTTGGAAGAATATATTCAATTTTAGAGTTTCCGTCTGATGTTACATTAGATGTTTCAAATGAGTGATCAACCAAGTCCTCCACATAAATTGTATAATCTGCGTTCGCTTCTGGAACATCCCATGTAGTTGTAATGGGATATGGTGGCACTCTTAAAATTTCCATAAAATGATCAAACTCCTTAATTAATTATACAACACAAATAAAGAAGGGGCGAGGACTATTGTCCTCACCCCCTCAATATTGTTCTAATTAGGAAGCAGATGGCTTAGTTGCGTAAGCAACAGCATCCTGCTCTTCCCAGTTGATACCAAAGCGTACGAATACTGTGTACTCAATGGTGTCCTTCTTGGGAACATAGAAGCGGTTGACAGTAATGTCACGCTGGAAGCCCCAGATACGGTTCTGTGGGAATGTAAGGTCTACATAATCCGCAGGGTAGTAAGGAACCTCAAGCACTGGAATACCGAGAACGCGAGTCTGACGAGCACCGCCAACTGTCTGGTCAATACCACCAAGGTATGAACCACGAGCAGCCTCAGTTGAACCAATTGAATCCCAAACTGTACCGTTGTTCTTTACAATGTTTGCAAAGGTATCGGTTCCAGCATAGAACTTGAGTCCAGTCTGAAGAGCACGGTAACGACGAGGCATAGCTAGAACTAGCTTCTGCATGTCTTCTACCGTCCAGTTAGCATCGTTCTGAGCAACAGCAGCTTCGTGGGCAAATCCATCGGTTTCTACACGATTGACAAAACCTTCCATAATGTTAAGGAAGGCATCGCCACCTGAACCAATACCATTAATGGCAAGGTCCTCGATGTCGTTACCGAATGCTGTAGTCATAAGACGTACTAGGTGATCCTCAAGAGCACCACCTTCAATATTGTCTTCTAGAGCTTCAGCTGAGACTTCCCAGTCTAGACGTAGCTTCTTTGTTGTAAGTTCAACCTTACTAAAGGTTGCACCTGCGTTAGTGAATGATGGATCGCCCTGATTAGCAGCACGAACCACACGCTCTCCAACGTTTACCTTCTCTAGTTCCATAGTGTTGGCTCGCATAGTTACGCGACGACCATCGTTAGCGAGGGTTGTTGCATCCCAAATGTAGTCGATAAATCGTCTAGCTTGTTCGGGACGTAGGATACCAGCACCTTCGTAGAGGGGGTTTGCGGTGGATGAAGGGTTAACAGCGTTAGGACCTGTTGTTAGACCATACTCTGCTTCTCCTGGTACATTGTTACCAACAAAAGCAAAAGCAGGATCTGCTACACCACCGATACCACCTGCAGCAAACTGACCGTCTGAGTTAGGAAACGTTCCGCCTGTTCCAGGGATATTTTTAATGATTTCTTCTGACATATTTTTCACCTCCAAGTGATTTTTTGTTTTTTATTTCAGTAGATCGGCATTGTTGAGGAAACGTCCGCCCCATACTGATTTTTCAACCATTGCTGGTTCCTGTACGATCTCGCCTAGATCGCCAGACTTGCGGAAAGCTGTATCTGCTTCTACTGCATCGATACGCTTGCCAAGATTGTTGAAATCGCTTTCTGCGTCAGTGAGAACCTCATTGACATGTCCAAGTGATTTCTTTAGTGCAGCAACTTCATCGCTAAGTGACTTAACCATTGTTGCCATATCGCTAAAGGCTGATGTAAGAGTATTTTTCATGTCAGTAATTGTTTCCACAATTTCCTCGTCTGACTTTGAAACTGGCTTCATATCCTCTTCAGCATCTTCCTGCTCGTCGTCGTCTGATTCCTCATCCTCTGACCCAGGCTTCGCTGGTACAACATCATTAGCTGCCTTTTCTACTTCAGCCTCTACGACCTCTGTAGTCTCTTCGACAACCTCTTCAATTGCGGCATCTGCCTCTGGAGCGATTTCGACTTCTTCAACATTTGTTGTTTCATCTGTCATATTATCCTCCTTGTTAATCTCAGTATTCTTAATGCCCTTAGCACTATTAACCAAGAATTTAATCATGTCTACCTTGTCAGAATCTGACTTTTCGACAAACCCAATGTTTTGCATTGGAATTCCGCTTGTTGGACTTACTTCTGATTCATTTTCTGAAACCATAACTAGACCAGACTGCTTGTCCCAAAATACATTTTCAATTTCAAGGTCTGTGACCTCTCCCTTTACTATTGTATCTCCAGCTTGATTCTTTTCAATTGAAATAACATTGGCAAACTGATTAGCAGGATTGTCAACAAGTGAAAGCTCAACAAGGTCGTAGTCTTTAATAATACGAATTGCTGCATCTATCTTCTCGTCATACCCATCGTCCCACTTATTCATCTTTCCACCAATGGAGAAACCTGAAAGTGTACCGTCAAGAACCTTCTCCCAAGTATCCTGAGCACCCTTTGAAACATATGCAGAAACAAATACTCCGTTATAGAACTTCTTTGTCTCTGGATCAAAGTACTTATCTTCCTTAAAGTTGACCATCTTACCTACCGCCATTGGTTGGTGCATTTCACGAATGTTTCCACGGAACTTGGCAAATGCTTTTAGTGATGCATCTGTAGTAACAACATCTGACTGCTTGTCAATGTTATCGAGGGTGGCAAAACCAGAGACAATACGTCTCTCCTGATCAACTTTACTGAACGGCATTGAGAGGCGAACGTTGTCGCCCTCAGATTCCCAGTGTGCTTTTTGAATAGTCATACTAATCTAATTATATTCCCTTTTTGATAAAAGTTACTATTTTGTTATATTATACATCATTTTTTAATTTGATGCTCTACCTTCACCTTTTGGATTTCGTCCAGAGGTGGTAGCAGTATTATCAGCCTGTTCTTGTTGACGCTGAGCATCACGAGTTCTGTTTTGCTGATTGTTGGCATTAGAATCTGTTGCCTGTCTAGCAGTTGGGGTAATCATCTTGTCACTATCTTTACGCTGTGGCAAGTTCAGTGCGTCACGAGCCTCATTGGGAGCCATGATCTGATTCTTTACATAGTTTGTAAGAATCTGTGACTGTGCAAGTTCATCAGTAAGCGTAAGCTCATTAAATTTAAACTCAAGAACATCTGTTTTTTCACGAATGATTTTATTAAGAATCTTTTCAAGATTACGCTGTGCAGGTCTTGCAACTTGTTCCTTAAATGTACGGTCTTGTGCAAGTGCTGCAGCAATGTTTGCAGCTTCTCCACCACCAAGCTTTGAAAGTGGAACCTGGTGTGCAATCAAAATGTCGTCACGAACCTGTTGGCGGTATTGGTGGAAAGATCCTTCCTGAACACCTGCCTCAATTGGCTCCATTCTAAACTCTACCTTATTCATGTCAGAGTCGCCTGGAAGTGGAATATAAAGAGTTCTGTGGTTTTGACTCTTAAGCCCAGTCTGAAGGAACCTGAATAGCTTGTCTTCAGCTTCCTGTGATAGCTGAGCACCCTTTAGAGTTACAATGTAACGAGGCACTGCTTTATTCTGAAAGTAGTCTACATTGTATTGTGAAGCGAATCCGTCACCAATCAAAGAGGGCATTGCAGAAATAATATCTGGCACACCATAGAAAGTATTTAGTGGAGAGTAATCTTTAATGTGAATAATCTCATTAGGTCGTGGGTCTTGCGTAACTGGGTTCTTGTTAGATGCCCCAAAATTACGGAAGTACACAACTTTGTTAGCAATGATCTGAACAAAGCCATCGTGAAGACGACGAACGCGAACGGTAGTAGCAGGAATATGCCCAATGTAACCAATCTGACCATTTGTAGTACGACCTACCTCAATGTAGCCGTTACCTGTTGCCTGAACATCTGTATAAACTTTTTCCATTGTTGTGGTAAAGCTATCGTCTGAATTAAGACTTTCCATCCAGTCACGAAGCTCAATTTTTGCTCGCTCAATACGACTACGAGCACGACTTACCTTTGATGCATCTTCCTCTATTTCAAGACGCATAAGAGTTCTGTCTGAAATTATAAAATCATAACCAAGACCAACAATATTTTCTACCTTCGCATCAATAGCTGCGTGATTTGCAAAAGAAGTGTCGTAGTATCCAGCAAGCTGATAAACATCGTATGGAGGAGTAATAATGTCAAAGATACCGTATGCATTGCGATAAACAGCACCAGGATTTAGCTTCTTTGATTTAGCATCCTCACGACCAGAGTCAATAGCACTTGCAGAATCCATATAGGCTTCGGACATTGCTGTTTTTTCTATACGAGACTCACGACGCTTAAAGTTTGGATCAATGCCCACATAGTTTTTAATTTCATCCCAAGACTTTGTAAAAGGATCATTGTTTACAGCAACATCCTGATCAAGATATGAGTCATCTCTAATTGGAATTGCAATTTTAGTTAAATCATTCATCGCCATACATCTCCAAGGTCTTCTTGGCAGCAATAACTGCACCAAGGTCATTCATAGATGGGATTAGTCCCTGTGACATGCGATCCCTTTGTTCTGAGTGTTCTTCGTCTGAAATTCGTCCAGTACCTTCGAAGAACACCGCCTCTCCATCTGGCTCACCATAATATGCAGCTGCTTTTTTAAGCTCTTCAATCTTAGACTGATCTCCACGCATTGCTGGAATATTTAAAACATTGTTATCGCCATCGGTAAAGAACTTACCGTTTGACTTCTTCCAAACGTAAATACCTGCATTTGTGAGGTTGTCACCAACAAATTGGATCTTAGTCTTACCAATTTGGCCCTTCATAATCTTATCCATGAACACTAGTATACCATATTAAGCAGGAGTAACAATATTTTCTTGCCACGTTACGTTGTCAAAGAATGTGTACTGGTACTTGTTTAACCTAAATACGCTATCTGTGTCTGCAACAATTCTATCTGTCCCAGTATATTTTTTGTATACTGATTCACCGTCAACTGTTGGAATACTTCTTTCGTTAGAAAACAGTACAGTTTTCCATGAGTATGGCGTTGTTGCTAAAATTGGTGGGGTATTAGATGGATCTGTACCAGTCTTCCAATACCCCCAATGTGCCTGATTGCCGTCTACAGAATTAACAGCAAACCATTTACGATAAGTTGATCTAGCATTTGATTCCAACAAAGACGACTGATACTGAAGAATGTTATCTACAGAAATTTCACCAGTTAGATTTAAAGCACCAGTATAGTTGTCAAATATAAGAGGTGTTCCAAAAACCAAGCCTAAGATTGTCCAAGAATCAATGTTAATTACTGGCGTCTTAACAATTTTTCCATTAACATAAAACACAATATTAGAATCAAGTAATCCAGTATTTGAGTCAACCGCATAGACTCTTGCTCTTTTTCTGTTTGCTGTGTCTGGAACCATATAGAATCTTGTATTTAATTCTGAGTTTTCAATTTGAAAAACTTCTGTAATTTCTTCTGGAAAAAGATTATCTTTATATCTTAAAGCCATTTGTAGTCCAGAAAGTCTGTAAAAGCTTGAGGCATTTTGATTAATAGGAACTCTAATGCCATGCTCTTCACCTTGACCAACAGTATCTCTAAGCCTAACTCCACTGCTTCCAGTTAAATAAAAATATGGAGAGCTTCCTTTATAAATGGTATAAGGGTTTCTATGCTTGTAATCTGTAAAATCTGTTGATCTTGTATATGGGTAAATATCTGTTCCGTACTTAGTTCCAATTGCTGTTGGAATAAACGAGTTTAATGCTTGTGATGAAAGCTGTAAAGATTGAATTTTAATTGGGTTTTCTACAATTCCAGCAGCCAACACTTCTAAGTGAACAACAAGTGCTAGATCTTTAAAGTCTATGTCTCTTGGTGGGTAAATAATCATATCATTAGTAATTCCGTATTTCTCAAATTCCCAATTTTCTCCTGGCTCAATCACGCCACTAATTGGTGGCAAAAATGTATTTTCATCAGTGAACTGCTTAACACTAGTATTAGCATTTTCTGTAAGTCTTTGAAAGGATACGTGAGTTTTAATTATTGAATCCGTAGTGTCGTATCCATTAAAAGTAAAGATGTTTAGTTCTGGATAAGAAATATTAAACTGAATAAAATCAAGATCAAAAACTTTTTCATTAAGTTTTGAAGTTACATATTTTCCAAAATAAGCAAGTGGAACATAATCTTGCCAATATCCATTTGTTGCTACATCTAAAGTAAATGTGTCGATAAACTTTTTTGGAACCAATGTATAACTTGCAATATGCTCAGTTGTTTCAACAGGATCATAACTATCTGCAATAATTGCCATACCTGTTAATTCTCCAGTTATGTTAAACAAACTTTCAATTTTTTCTAAATTTCTGGCTGTGCAAAAACCTACACGATAAATTTTTCCAGAAAATGTATTACTTAAAGAACCCTTTCCACCAACATAAACTTTTAGTTTTTGTCTTAATCCAAAAAAGGATAAGGCTTCTGTCCCATTTGCCTTACAAAAATTATCAATATTTAAGCCAGCAACAAAAATGTCTCCTGGGGTATATGTTTGTGATGGAGATGCGTTGTCATAAATTTTAATAATTGGTGTGTTTGGTGAACCAGTAGAGTCAAAAGTTTGAAGAGTGTAAACAATGTCAGATCCCTCAATTGTTATTTCAAAATAATCAAAGTTAAGTGTGTTTTCAACATAAAATAATGTCTGTTTTGAAGAGTCTTCTGTATTGCTTTCAAAAAGTCCGTAAAAACATTTAGTGTCTTGAATTAAAGAATTAATAGATGAAAACTCAATGTACCCATTAGTATTATCCCATAAACTGTTTGGTCTTAAAGTAATAAAGGAGTCCTCATCTTCTGGCTGAATTGCAGACAAGTCTTTGTAAAAATCATTTATTGTTTTATTGCTAAATGTAATTTGCGGTAAAGAATAGTCTGGCAAGTTAATTGATGTATTGTCAATTTTTAAGTTTTCTGAAATTCCTTGTTGCCATTTTCCAATATCTGGATAAAAATAGTTTTTAGAATAGTTTGCCATTGGATAGTCAATAGCTACTGCTGTTCCAAGATTAAAGTTACCAATATTTTCAAAAGCATCTAGACCTTGACCATAAATCCATCTACGTTTTTGTACAATTGCTGGAACTAGATATGGATATATCCCAACACAATCAAGCTCTATTAATGGGACGTCTTCGTATGCATAAAAAGCAAGCCAGTCTTGATCTTTTGTTGTTTCTTCTGATGTGTCGTATTTTGGGGGGTAGTCAATAGTTGATGCAATAAATGTCATTGAAATAACTTCTTCACCATTAAGCATTAAGCTTGCTGATGTACTACTCAACTTAATGCTAATAAGCATTGGTCTATCCCATTCACCAATATAATAAGAACTTGTATTTGTTCCTACTTTTAATACTAAGAATGAGTCATTTACATAGAGTCCATCAGATGATGAAACTGGTCCCACTATTCTTCTTGGAACTGTAGCTGAACTTTGTATCTTTACCCAAAATTCTAGTGTTGCGTCTGAATATTGTCCGCTATCGTTCATAAATCCAAAACCAGGTAAAACCAAAGATGGATAGTTTTCTCCAGTAATTTCATCAATATTAGGAATAATTCTTGTGCTGTTACTAGCACCATAAACTAGTGGCAAACCAGCATTAGAGGCACACATAAGTCCTTTGTTTGACAAATAGTATCCAAGAGTATCTTGCAAGCCATAAGGCTTTGTAGTAGCCCCTGTTCCTATTGGAGTTATGCTATCTGGAAGCTCTATAGTGTTTACTCCTAAAGAAGATACGTTAAACTGTTCTGACCATTGAGAAACATCTAGTCCATTAATAAAGAATGAATAAACACTACCTGCGGCTGGATAGGTAAGTTTAAGGTATGCCTGTAAATTTGAAAAAGAATCAGGAATATCAAAAGATTCTGATATAAAAGCCCATTTCTGAATTTCATCAATAGTTACAGTTTTATAAACTAGTTGTTGAACACTTTCTTCATCGAGATAAGAATATCCAATGTCCACCG